AAAAAAAGAGAGCGATTGCCCTCTTCTTCCTAAAATATAAGCGCTCCAATCAATATCAACAATAATATAGATAAAATCCAAATAACAAATCCAATCATTTCTCTAATCCTCAATTTTCTATTTTGAAATAATCCAAAGAAACATAAATGCTAATGAGCCTACAATTGAAAAGAAAACCCTGACTAATTCAAGTCAGGGCAAGAGAGAGTTTATCGAATACTATAACATTTAACTGTATTCATTAATATAATAGCATTTATATTAAAAAAAGCAAACAAAAAAGCCCCAGCATAATGCTGAGGCTTCGACCACTACTGCCATGGTATCCCTACTGCAGTCTGAGGGGAGGTGATATACTCCTTTTTATTTTTTAGTTTGCGTGGTCTATTGGTAGTAGTTTACCAAATCATCTTTATTCCAACAAGAGAGCCAAACTGTCCCAAATTGGCCAAACTCAAAGTGTCGGTAATAATAGCCGCCGTAGTAGCCGCCATCGCCCATGTCAGTGATGTTAGTTTCATCACCAGCGAATGAGAAGAACATGCCAGCTTTGAAATCTTGGTCAGCACCGTCTGGCAAGTCGTTTCCGTCAGCATCTACCCAGTTAACCATTGCTACAGGGATCCCATTTTCCGACCAATCGAAACCAATAGGAGTTAAGTAGTCACACTTAATTTGCCAAATACCATTAACATATTTGACCTCGTTGGCTTCGTAGTAAGCTTTCTCTTGCGGTGCTACTGCTGTATTGGCTTGGTTATTCGTTTGTGTTGCTGAGTCAGAATAACGCCAAACTTCAATATAAGCTGGCTTATTAGCTGCATAATAATCATTCCACGGATATGTATTGATAGCTTGTCCTACTGCTCCTTGAGTTGAATAATCACAACTGATAAAGTATGTAGCATCCATCATAACACCAACGTGTCCACCAGCTCCACCTGAGCTAGACATATCAGCACCCCATGACATTAACACAATATCACCTGTCAAGGCGTCCCAATCTTGATTGATACTTACACGATAGAAGCCGTTGTTTGCTAGTTGTTGACCAAGAGTGACAGTAGAAGGTAGACCTTGGATAGGAATGCCTGCCTCTTTTAAGGCTTGTGACATAGAACCAGAGCAGTCAGCTGTACCGTCAGAACCATTACGTGAGCCATACATAGAATAGGTCAATTTTCCTCGATGGTTAACAAACCAATTTACAATAGATTGTTGTACGCTCATACTATTTTCCTTTCTTTTCGTCTAGTGGTTCGTCATAGTTCAATGCTCGGATACTATCTGCTAATCTTTTTGTGGTTGGGTCGATAATTACACCTAACCATACGAGCAAAATCAAAATAGTATTGACTATGCCCTCGATGTTATCTGGGAGTTTTAGTCCAAGTTGTTGAGCTAAAAGGATTAGTGTTCCTGCGATTGCTGACAATGTAGCTTTGTTTTTAAAACGTAATTTAAAATTAATCATTTTCTTCTTCCTCTTCTTCTTCCAATAATACGAATTTTTCTTTATCAATATTAAGTCTAATATACCTATCTATGTAAGGAAATTTAACTCCCAGAGATGACAGGTTAGCCAATATACTTGAACTGTATGCAGCAATCATGGCATATATGAAAGTGTCTATCACGCTTCCTAAGTGCATGAAAATCGCAAACGGATAAAAAATTATAACAAAAAGCGCGGTAGCTAAATGACTAACAAGCCCTTTTCTAAATTTAAAGCTTGAAAGCTCGTGAAAAGCCCACGCCCTTGAAACTCCTAAAACAATATCGCTTCCAATCATTTCAATCAATAAGCATACCGAGAGATGCTCGTCAATGCCATGTTCGTAGAAAACTCGAGCGATGTTTAAAACTTCATATAAGCCATCAGGTTTCTGCATTTCACGCCACGCTCCTGACTACTCTTGTGTAAGCTGTGCTAAGAGTTCCTCGTCATTTACCATAAGAGCGATTTGTTTTTTCACTTTTGGTTTCAAAACTTTCGGTACTCGTTTAAAAGGATAGTTCCCGTCAACAATGTTTGAAGCGTAAAGTTTTACAATCATATTTTTTATCCTTTCTTTGTGTCTTCACTTGATAATGTATTCAAGTCATCATCTGTAAGCACATTCTTTTCATGAAACTTATCAATGATATTCATCAATGTTACTTGTGCTTCCTTAAATTGTTCTTCAATCTTTGTGATTGATTGGTTGGCTTTTTCGGTTAAAGCGTTAAGCTCGTTAAACTTCTCTGTTTCCGCACGTTGTGGGAAATTTTCTTGATAGATTACTTCTAGTGCTGCATTTAATAGCTCGGTATTTGATAAGTCAATTTTTTCGGCGGGCAAAAAGACGGGTACGTAAGCCCCATCCCTGTTTCTCAAAACTACTTTTGTGGCATACGCTGCACCACTTGCATCATACTCTTTGCTTTTTGAATCGTATTCAAATTTCATAATTTTTCCTTTCTTTTATAACATAACGGTTAGTTGGCCGAGAAATTTTATCCCGTTTCCTGATTGCAACATAGTGAAATTGTTACCTCCCTCATTGACTTGGACATTATATTGTTTATTTGCCCAAACACTCCATCCCGTAACTACAAACATATAGGATTGAGGAGCTTTAAATATTTCTGGAGGCACACTAGCTAATAGAAAATCTCCTCCAGTTCCCGTAAAGTTAAATTTAATAGTCAGCACATCTCCGACACGTTTATAGAAGCTACCATCAACACCAGCTGGTTGCCATCCTGTATTAATTAGATTTGTATTGTCGTTCCTAGCAAATTCTTTCCACGGTTCCCAATCGTCAATTATTCTTGACCATCGGTGGTGTCTGGAAAATAACCGACCATCGTTCGACCAAAAAATCTGAATAGCTTCTTTATACATGCTACCTTTTCCATAGCTGCTGTGATGGAATAAATGCCCCCACTGACCACTTGGGTTTCCCGGGGCGGCAGAAAAGAGATAATATTGACCAGGGTCTTCGATAGTGTTTGCGTTGTTCGTCATTTTAGGAGACCCATTGTTATTTGTCAGCTGATATTGTTGGATAGGGCTGTTATTCGCATAAATATCACCATTAACGTCAAGAGCACCACGCTCTCGGTACTTACCAATCCCAACGCCTTGACGGTCGTAGGTCATTATAACTTCATCTGTTGGAACAGTGGCTTGGAATGAAGTGCTTGTAAACTCATCTTCTAATTTTCCTATGACAACATAAGACGTGTCAGCTGGATAACTATTGCCAAGTTTAGCGTCTGATGCGTTAAATTCAGAAATGCTTGACCACACACCGCCTGCCTGCCCGTTGTCAACAACAAAGTTATCCCAGCCAACTTTCGCAGTTGAAAAAGTAAGCTTCATGACATTTCTCTGAATACCATTAACGCTTAGAGGTGCGATTTTAGCAAATCTCTTAATAGTTAGTATATCTAACTTCTTATCGCTTCTCTTCACCTCAAATCTTAGAGCTGGACTAAAGTAGAATAGAAACGTTAGTTTCGTCTCTACCCAATCAGACCATATCCCACGAGAATCTTGAACCCTTCCTCTTAAGGTCATTTCAGTGTCTTGGTTAACAGAGACCTCTCGAAGAACCCCGCCATTTGAAGAAATAGAGTTGTTAGCCCCAACAATTTCAGCGTAGTAACCAACTATGGTAGCTCCGCTCTTGGCTTGTGCTCCATTAAAAACAACTTTCACAAGCGACATGATGGATACGAAGTGCGTTTGCCCAGGAACTATCCTTTGAGAAGTAGGATTTGTGTCTGTCAACGTGAATCCCGTGAATGATGGTTTTAGGTTGTTTGTGATAACACTTGCTGTTAGTGTTGTTGACTGCGTTTGAATGAAATTTCCATTAATATAAGTATCTACATATATAGTACCCCGTCCACTTGTTGAATTTGGTATATCGTTAGCGAAATCTTCTGGGATTGTCCATTTATACGACGTTCCAACATTGTCGGCAATTTTGCCTTGTTTATTTTCCCAAGCGTAGCGTAGTGTATGTGTAGCGCCACCTATTTTTCTATCAATAGAAATGTCTACTTGATTGCCAATGAATCCATCAGACACTCTCACCGAGCTTCCCCTTGGGATAGTTGTCAGTGTTATTTGCTGATTACCAATATCTAGATTTCCAGGACTCCAACCACCCGACCCATTAAAGTGAGCGTGTACACCGAAGACACCAGACCCATCATCAGCATGTCTAACAGTAATTGTTTGGTCTATCAATTGGATTGTTTGATTCCAGCCCAGCACGCTAGGAGAACCTGACCAATTCAATCGTTGACCATTAAACTCGACAAAAGCACTACATGAATACTGAGCAAAAGTAGTTGTCGTATTTAAAAGCGACAGCCGTAGTCTAACTTGACTTGTATTGTTTTGGATATCTTGACCAACCTGGTCAACCCAAAGTCTGATACGATATCCACGGTCATTATTTGACCAAAATTCTACCATTATTAAATACCTCCCACATAGCGAATGACGTTACGATCCGGATTTATGGAATCTTGTTCCTCTCGATATCGTCCGATTTGGATAGTTTTCGAGAAAATACCATTTTCAATATGAATCACACCTTGCGAGATATACATTACCTCGTGCCCAGCTGAGAACATTGAGATACGCCCATTAGGACTGAAAAGCATAGAACTAGAATTATCTGTTTTACCAACAACAAAACCTTCATTCGATGCACTCATGTAGCTATCAATGAAATTCCAACGTTCTGACATATCATTTAAGTCGTTTTTTAGTTTAGTTACACGAGCACTTGCATCAGCTAAATCTTTTTCGGCTTGCGCACGATTGGCGTTGTTTGTGTTAACAAAATCTTGATAGGCTTCCACCCACTGATTGAGTGTATCAAGTGATGCTTTAGCGTCTAATTCAGCTTTAATAATAGAGTTCGTTTCGTTCAGTCTGTTGAGTTGTGCTTGTGTTAGGACATCATCAGCCTTGGAATCAATTTCATCTTGTATGTCCTCAATTGCAGGTGTCCACTGAGTAGGTATGTCACCTTCTTCGAGTTTGATATTCTTAATTATTAACCAATTACCGTTTGTTGTCGGCATCCCTGCTAAATGTACACACTGCCATGCAATATTTGGCAAAGTTTCTTTACTTGTCAAAACGCACGATACCTTATTCCACTGATTTGCTAATGCTTTAGTCATAGACACAGTATCAGTAAACGTCTCTTTAAAGTCTCCTTGCGTTAGCGTTGCATAGAAAGTTACATCAGCGCTTGGTTTAACATCGAACGAAAGAACATACTTAGTGTTCGGCTGTATGAGTTCACGCAGCAAACCTTTATATTCAATGAAATTCCAACCAGTGTTTGCTGTTGTTGAACCTTTGATTAGTTTTACAGCACGAATGCCATCAACCTTTACTTCTTCAACGCTCGTGTCGCCGTCGGAAAGCCACCAACTCCAATAAGTAATACCTTGATTGGTTTTTACAAGCAAGTTCCTACCACCAACAGATATACTACCCGCAGTGTCATTCCACGTGTAGTCAGAAGGATTAGTGCTGTCTTCCTTGAAGAAGTTGGTAAGCACACCTAAATAGCGCTTACGTCCAGTCTGTGTCAAACTGAATCCCGTTCGACCATCGGCACTATCTGCATAAGCGAAATGTACGTAAGGCGTACGTCCGTCTGCCCCAGATTTTCCTGGGATACCATCTCGTCCATCGCTACCCTTCCATTTAGACCAACGATAGTCTTGTGGATTTTTGCTATCTTCGGCATTGAAGTCTTGGTACAAACCAATATAGGCTTTATTAGTATCTGTTTGACTAAAACCACTGCCAGAAATTGTATCAGCGTAAGCGATATGTGTATATTGCGTTTTTCCGTCTGCTCCTTTAGGTCCAGGAATCCCTTGGTCACCTTTTGGTCCTTGAATACCCTGTAAGCCTTGTGGACCACGTTCACCTTGTGGTCCTTTAGGACCTGTTTCACCCATCTTGGCTACTGAATATCCAGTTTCACTAGTGTTGTCAGTATAATCCCAGACTGTTTTAGTCCATAGGTAATTACCCTCAGGTACACTCGGAACTTGGCTACTCCAACCATTCGTTGGTGCTACCGTTCCAGATGTTCCTTGTGCGTAAGTAATTGTGGTTTTCTTAATTCCTACGCCGTCCTTACCAGCTATACCGTCATTACCATTATTACCATCTTTAGCAATATAAGTTTTTTGATACCCAGTTTCACTAGATGAGTCCGTATATGTCCATACTGTTTTAGTCCATAGGTATTTCCCTTTAATCAAAGTTGGTGGTTGACTGGTCCAGTTAGTAGGTTGAATAGAATCAGAATCACTTAGACCGTAAGTAACGATGGTGGTTTTTAAGCCAACACCATCTTTACCTGCAATACCATCATTAACGTTGGTTAGGGTTATATCATTTCGTGTTATTATCTTCATCACTTAACTCCGCCCAGATTTCAATGATTGGAGTTGAAATACCATAAGTTCGCCAAATCTGCTCAATCACATCACTTGGACTTGTTGCTTGAAAACTAACTTGTGTGATTTCTCCTCCAAGTTCAACATTGGCATAAAATTTATTTTTCATTATTGATTTACCTCGCAAGTGTATTGAGATTTGATATTGATATCAGAAGCTTTAACGCTAATGGTCTTACCAGTTTTATATTGATTACCAGTACCGCCAAAATTAGCATCTAATACACCATTTTGGTCACGCTTCGACCACTTATAAGTGTAAGTTTTTCCATTTGTATCAATTTCAGCACCAGATTGGAAAACTCGACAAGTAAGTGTTGTTTCACCAGAACCATTTTTAAAAATGCTACCTGCTGTGCTCTCAATCGTACAAGTGATTGGATCTGAATAATCTAAAAGAGTAACAATTCCACTAACAGATGTTCCTGCTGTTCCGCCTTCACGGTCAATGATTACCGCCTTAAAACTTTGAGCATTTGTAACTGCTGATGGTAGAACTGTTAATATACCTTGAGAAGTTGTACTATTCCCTGGCTGCACATTAGGTATTTGACCTGTTGTAGATGAAGTACACAAGTGCCAACCTAACCCAAGGTTTGAGTTATATCCTGCTGAACCAGTTGAACTTACTGAACTGTCAGCATATCCGAAGTAGATCTCTTTGTTCCCATTTGATAAAGCCCCTCCCTTGTACAAATCAGCGTTAACGGTTAAGCTTGCAGGCTTAGAATTATAGAATGCTCCACCATCTCCTGCATATACGTTCGCAAGAACAGAAGATTTAGCAAGTTGTACAACAGTTAGGTCTAAAACAGCTGAGAATGGAACTTTTAGACCTGTGTTTGGGTCAATCCAAATACCTGATGCAGTAAATCGTGATGCTGAGTTAGCAATTGGGACGTTGACTTTTGTCGTCAACACACTATTTGCATTTCCGCTCAAATGTTGAGCGTCTGTATTACTAGTTGATGTAATAGTGGTTGTTCTCGTTCCGTCAGTACGTGTCCAAGTAATATTTCCTGAAACACCATTGATAACAGATTCTGTACTTCCTGCTTTAGTAAGGTTAAGCGTTAAAACTTGTGGATTAGTAGCATAGCTTGGTGACCATGTTTGAGCTGTTGCATCGTAAGTTTGAGTAGTAACTCCGCTTGCAGTGATGAAAGCGTTGAGTTGCATACCATCTGATAAATCTGTGATTGTGATTTGTCCACTTGAGACAATTGACATATTTAATTCCTCCTACTAATTAAGTTAATTAAGTGGTTCGGCAGTACAGTTAAATGTAGCTCTTTGCCAAACATCGTGATTTGTTATTGTAATTGATTTCTGACTTGCTTGATGAGCAAGATTCCAAGCAGTATCTACTGTTCCGTCAGCGTTAACTTTAGACCACGAATAAGCATATCTAGTGCCATCTTTGTCAATCTCTTTGTTGTCTTGATATAGTTTTGCTGTGAAAGTTGTATTAATGATATTGTTCTTAAATTGATAACCGTTAGAAGATTCGATTATTAAATTTATAGGACTTACACCGTCATCTCCTTTAGGTCCTTGTGCACCGTCTGAAACATTTAAAAAAGTAACTTCCTCCGAAGCTACTTCTTTATTATCTATCCATGCGGCAATCGTTAAGACAGTTGGTTGAGTGATTTCTGACGCTACCATATCATAAGTCATACCTGAATATTTAATAGTACCGTCAATCACAAATCGATAAGTTGCATCAACAATTTTATCGCCTTGCTTTAAGACTGGTTTAACAGTAGAACGACCAATACCGTTTTTAAATACTGTACCGTTTGTGGTCCTTATCTCTACATGATATGGCAATGACTTAGAAACAATCTCGTCGATACGTTGTTGTAAGGCGTCTGTTGGCTTGTTTGCGAGTTTTCTAAAATTAGTAAAAACAACCGAATTGTTTGTAGGATTGTCAAAGCTGATAATCATTTCAGATACACGCGCTTCGAGGGCTAAACCACCTCTAAAATTATTATCGATGATTTTAACAGTGTCACCTAGATTAATATCCTTGTAGTTTTCAATGAAACTAGATTGAACGCTGACAGTATAGGTCATTAGAGGATAAGCATACTGTTTGATAGTACGCAAGGCATAAGCTTTGAGGGAATCAACATCACTGTATTCTGTTTGAAAGTCCCTACGTGTCCATCTATCTATTTCATTAGCACCACCCAATGCAGATGGATATTTATCTGCTGACAGTGGTGCGTAAATAACAGGGTCGCCTTTAGGAGTATAAAACTCTATCTTTCCTAACTCGTTCTTTTCCTCTAATTCAACACTTGCAAGGTTTAAGCCGTCTTTTCCGAGAAAATAGCCATAGTTAAAAAGTTGGGTCTTATCGCTAGATACTTGGACGCCTTTCAATCCGTTTTGATAATAGAGAATGACGTCACCTCGGACCTTACCAATCCCATGGTGGTTTTCATCTGGGCGTTGGTAGATGTCGATGACGAAGCGCTTCAAAGTGCCATCTCGGTTTAATTCGGTACGAAAAATAAACTCAGCACCAAACTGGTTCATTAAACTATGAAGCTGTTCTAGTTTTGTGCCACTTTGAGATTCAAAAGTGATGGTTCTTGTCTTGTCAGAGACTTCATTAATACCGATTTCTAGTCCTGCAAATCCCAATAATTCAAGTCTTTGAAGATACCATTCCAGAGTTTTAGCACCGTCAACACTAGCTAACGGACGTGATATTTCTGCTGCAAGTTCCAAGTTGGTATTATTACAAGTCACTTGAAAACTAAAATCATTTTCAACGAGTTGAGAGACATAGAAAACGTGGTATGAATTATCGTAGTAAAATGACACGTACATTTGGTCATTGATGTATTTGATATCATCGTGAAGTTTTCCATTTACAATTTTAGGAATCGTAAAGTCAAATGTACTGGTTGAGTATTCAAGGTAGGTGTGCCACTGACTGTTTGAGTATGGAAGCATGCCAGGAACGTCATTATTCAGTGCACAAACTTTTCGCATACTTTTATCGTGTATCCAAATTTGCATTATACAAAACACTCCTTCCAATAAATTTCAATTGTTGGGTCTTTGGCTATCCAGCTTGACGTGTAAATGTCAATTTCAGTTTCACCAATACCAATGCTGAATGGTTCAGACAAGTATGTTAACTCATTAGATGCTGGCAAGTTATCGATAAGGGTTTTACCTTTAGACATATCTACTTCAAGGATAGAACCCATGCTGAATCTGTTAGGGATATCCTCAATAGCATTGACAAAGTCTTTTCTATAGAAAAGTTGATCAAGATACATATGAGTTACTAATGGTTGTTGTCCAAGACTAGCCAACATGACATTAATCTTCTTAGATTTGCGACCTTTTAAAGCTGGTACTTTAAATCTTGGATAAGAACCCCACCAGAAAAATTGAATCGTGTCATCTACTCTCAAAATATCAGACCAACCACGAGCTACGTTGAACGGGTTGTGTTCGTTTAGGTGTGTACCATAGAAATGCTTGTTTTCAAGAATTTTATAGCCACCTTTTCCGTCTGATACAAGAAAGTTGTATTCACAATCAAGACCATTAGTGACTTTTTTAGTCTCTACACCGTAGAGAAACGCTCCGTTTTCATCAGTTACGGATAACTTAATATAACCGTATTGGTTAGGCAATCCTAACCAAAACACTTCACGCCACCAGATGTAATCATTGAGTGAGCCTTTTTCACCACTGGAATCCGCTGGGATTTCCCATGTAATCGAGCTACCATTTTTTTGTCTAGGTCCGCTTCCCATTGAAGTTAAGGCAATGTTTGGGCGGTCGAAGACATCAATCAATCCTAGTGTACCGTTGAGATTTTCCGAATCGTCGTTAAAACGCCCAACATTTTTTTGACCTAGTGCAAATCCACGTTTGACGTCTTCAGGGTTTCGATAGTCCAAGAGGAGTTCCGAACGCTTAACGGCTCGTGTGTTGTCTTCTTTAGGATTGCCAATCTCATAGTTTTCAGTAGAACTTTTCACAATTCCAACCCAGCCGTTATCAGAGTTGAATTTTAATTTAATGTTTGGGTAAGTTTCAGCTGTACCAAAATTCTTTAGCGTAGCTTTGTAGTGACCTGTAGATATTTTTTTAATACTTCCGTACTTGGTTTCACCATCGCTACTTACCAAGGCTTCGGCTTTGTTTTCACCGTAACTCTTTGGAATATCGAAAGTCACAGACACCTTTGCTGTAAGAGGTTCAGTGTTCTTATCTACAGTTAAGGATACTTGACCAGACGGGATAGCTTCCCAAACTTTGTTGGGTTCGTCACCGAAAATCAAAGTTTTAGGTTCATCTACGTTGAGATAACCACCAAGTGTTTCAGCAACGCTATTAAAGTAATCGAAGCTACCAACTAGATTAAACGATACTTGAATCTGCTTGACTGATAATGTGCTATACAGAAATTGTTGCCCATAACGTCTGTGACCTTGGTCTTGATAGTTATTATTAAAGTTAGATGCCACGTTTTTTACGACATCTACTGGAACGGCAGTACCTTGCCCTTCATTAAATAGTTCGGTTAGGTTTTTACCGTCAAAAATGACTGACATTCCTATCAAATTATGCTACCCCCTAGCAACGCTTGTCTGCGTTCATATTCGTTTGTGGCTTTTGTCATAAATGGTGCTAGACCGTTTGAAATGCTTCTACCATCAATGATATTTTGGATCTCAATTGGCTTAGAGCCATTAGTTACTAACTGACTTAGCAAGCCAATCATGACGTCTAGCTTGTCTTCCAAAATAGAAACACGTTGATGACTAGATGAATTATCATGGTTGTTTTGTGGTGCATCTCCAGCAAAGCGTGCTACTGCTTCAGTAAGTAATTGCCACGCTCTACCACGCTTAGCGATATCCGTCGGAATAACGTATTCTGGCATATCACCTTCAGCCAATTCATACACGCCATTCTTGTGAACTAACCCACCGTTTGCATAACCGTAAGCTGCTACACGACTAAAGGCTGCATCTGATGTTCCGTAACGATGCTTGATGTAGTTGATTGCAGCAAGCAAGTTATCATATCCATTGCGGATATTATTGTGACCAGGGTGCTTGTATGCGTTAAATGTACGACCAATTGTTTGCATCAATCCTATTGACGGGTCACCTCTTAAAGCGTTAATATCCCAGTTGTTTTGAGCGTTAGGGTTACCATTTGATTCACGTTTGATAGTAGCTAAGATTTTAGATACACGGAAATTGGTAGCTTCAATGCCGTTTGCTTCCAACGCTTTAACTACTGAATCCCTCCATCGAGCTACACCTGTGCCTTGAGGACCATCTTCACCGCCCCAAGCTGGGCTGAGCAATGGACCGAGCGTTTTCTTAATCCAGTCAAACATTCCGCCAACTTGACGTTTAATCAAGGTTTGCAGTGGATTGTTTCTGTCTTTGAGTGGTTTCCCATCGTCTCCACTTCCGCTATCTCGGACGCCGAAATCAAGGAAAGTAGCAGCGTTCTTGACGTGCCGTCCAGCATATTGATGGTACTGACCATTACCACCATAATTGTACTCTTCACCGTCATACGTATCGCCATGAACGGCTGTTACAAAATCAACGTGGTTACTTGAAATCGGTCCACCAGTATAGACCGCTACTGAGCCTGGTTTTGGTCTACTTAAGTGTGGTACTCTTGCATTTACCCACTGTCTACCATCACCAAGATGGCTGAATAGACTAGAGTTAACGCCAAGATTTGCCAAGCGGCTTGCTACGAACGATACACATTCACGGAAGTAGTAACCCCATGGGTCTGCTCCAGCATCTTTAGCTCTATCCTTGAAGCGGTAGTCATCACCTTTAGCACCCATGGCCGCTGTGCCTTCATTCATTGAAGCATTAGCCATTGACCATAGTTCTTTCCACCAGTTTTTGGCTTCTTGGACTGGTTTCTTGTACAACGCATTACCAAGCGGACTGAACATAGCACCCAATTTATCAGCGTTAGGGCTGAATTTCTTAGCCATAGTCCCTACTGGGTCTTTAACGACATCGCCGATGAATTCAATCATTTTCTTGAATTTATCGATACCGTTTTTCATCCCATTCCAAACTGAGCCAGCTACACTAGTAGTTGTGTCCCAAATTTTAGACCAAAAACCTGTTCCTTTTGCGAATGGTTTTGCACCCGATAGCGCAGCCCACTCGCTTGCGTTTAGCACCTCCGCACCCGCTGGCAATACTGCATAAGTATTACGGCCAGGGACTGGATGGATGTCACCGTTTGGCATAATCACAGCTTCTTGGTTGCCAGTTTCGGGACTGTCGTTACCATCATTTAGTAAAGCTAGCGTAGTCTTGGTAATCGGATTTCGATAACCATTGAAAAAACCTGTACCGTTTGCAAACTTAGGAACTTCTGGAATTTTACCGATAGCGTTTTTCGGACCACCGAAGTCGTGGATTAGACCGTTGATGCCATCAATACCTTTATTTGGAATACCAATGACTGCATTAATACCATCACGTGCCAAATTCTTTAAATTGTTCCACATGTCCTGGAAGCCATTTTTAATGCCTTCCCAAGTGTCTTTGAATTTTTGACCGATATTGACTAAGTTATCAATAACTAAAGTTTTTACATTTCCACCGAATTTCTGTTCTGCATCTTTGTTGATTTCATCCCATTTTTTAGATAAGAACGCTTTAGAGTTCTCCCAACCATCAGACCAATTCTTAGAGATATCTTTGTGGTGATTGTTGATATCTTTGCCAAGGACAGTCATGGCGTTCGTAGAATTCTTATGGATACCTTCCCAGGTTTTAGATGCGAATCCCTTTATACCATCCCACTTTTGGCCCCAATCCTTACCAAGATTAGTCATGTGTTTGACGAAACCTTTTCCCATATCTTTAACATGCTTAACCATTCCGTCAACAAATTTCTTGAATTTTTTGTTGTGCTTATAAATTAAGGCGAAAGCTCCAGCAATTGGATTGGCAATAAATAAAAGGACCTGTTTCCAGTCCTTTTTAAAAAAATTAATGACCTTCCCAAATACTTTCTTTACAGATTTTGCGATTCCGTCAACAAACTTCTTGAATTTCTTATTATGCTTATAAAGCATAACGAATCCTGCGACAACCGCTGCTATTCCAACCACTAGTAAACCCAGGGGGTTGGCAGACATCGCTGCATTCAATGCCCATTGTACTCCCGTTGCAACTTTTTGTGCAACAGTCATAGCCAACGTGGATTTTTTCATAAAGTTAATGGCTTTGGCAACTTTCATTACCCCTGAAGCCACTTTTGAACCCACAAAATACATTGCAAACAAAGAACCAACTGTTTTAATAGCTGTTTTGTGTTCTGAAATGCTACCTAAAGCCTCAGATAGTGAGTTGACTGAACCTTTAGTCTTCTTACTATTTTCAGACATGAGACTAAACGCTCCAGCGACACCTTTAATCATGGCTACTGCGGTTTCCCAAACACCACCAACGAAGCTCTTCCCAATGCTGAAAAGTGCAATTAGACTATCTTTTGCTTCCTTGAAGAAAGCTACAATTTTAGGGGCGTTATTAGCAACGCTCTTACTTAGATTATCGACAAGTTTATTAAGACCATCCATGAAGCTATTAAGCTTATCTGTACCGCTTCCAAGATTAAATACCTTAGAAAAAGCATCCATGATAGTGCTTAGGCCTTTAGAAACATGGTCCCCTAAGTCTTTAAACTTAGTTTCAGTTTTTGGGTCAGCAACCCAATTGCCAATCTGTTGTAAGAATGGGTTTTTCATTTTATCGATAGGGTCACGAAAAGCTGCTACTATTGCTGGCATACGAGATTGGATAGTTCTTTCAAGACCACCGATTGTGGTTGAAAAGTTAGCTGTCGCATTTTTGTATTTGTCTTGCAACTCAAACAAGGCTTTTTGAGCCATTTCAGAGGTAATCTTACCATCTTTTTGCAACTCAGCATATTTGTCTTGGGTCATGTCTGTTATGCCCAATTCTTGTGCAGCTACTTCTTTTAGTTGGTTCTTCATTTCTGGGAAAACATTGATGATTGACATCATGTCTTGCCCTTGGACTTTACCATTGGCAATCATTTGCGCCCACTGGGTAGAGAAATTCTTAACTGCGTCATCTGTCTGACCAAACGCATCTTGCAATGTCAAGATAGCTTGTGTCTGCTGTTTAGTTAATTCTGTGTTGTGGGTTACTGCATAGAATTTTTGGTTCATGCCGTCAACCATCTCTGTTGAGTTAGCAGCAGCTTGCGCCATTTGATTGGTCATATCGACCATCTTCTTGCCGTCTTCAGCATTACCAGTCAAAGTAAGCCAAGTGGCGTTCATGGTTTGCTGATATTTAACATAATCAGCGCTAGACTGTGCTATTTCGTCAAACTTACTCTTGATAGATCCCAATGCATTTTGGAAACCAGCACTGATCAAGTTGGCAGCAAACGTAGCGCCGAAAACCCCTTTTAATCGTGAGGTTTTCTTTTCGGTTTCATCGACTTCATTTCCTAAACGATGGAAGCTATTCTTCAAACGACCAATAAGCGTGCTAGACTGTTGACTTTGTTTTATCTCATTGTTCAGTTTGTCAGCGGCATTTTTGGCATGAGCCATGCTTATCGCTGTTTCATCTAAGCGTTTTTTCTGGATGAGATATTCTTCTGAGGTCTTGCTAGTCTGTTTAGCGACACGCTCAAGCATTTCTTTCTGCTTTTCGTACTGCTTGCTTAAGTTAGCAATCGAGTTATTGTATTGCTTGAGTTGTTCTTGTCTCGCCTTGTCCTCTTTGCCTTCTGCCTGTAAACGCTTGACATAAGTTTCAGACGATTCATTTTGTAGCTTGTATGCTTTTTGCAAGTCAGCAAGTCCAGATTTTTGATAATCAAGACTTTGCTTAGCTTGACGCTGTTGATTTTCCAACGCAGCTAAGCGTGTAGTAGCTTGGTCAATCTGTTGTTGGTATTTGAGGTACTGTTCAGCGACTTCAACAGTATTCCCTTTAAGTTGAGACTGCTCTTGTTTCAGTTTCTCAATTTTTTGTTGTTGATTTTGGATAGAATTCCCCAAGCCATCATACTTAGCCTGTGCAGCACCTAAATAGTCGCCAGCGCTTCGCATCTGACTTTCTTGAGCCTTCCAAGCATTTGTAGAACTATTGACTAACTGAGTTAATCGTTTAATCGAGTTAGCCGCCTGTAGCGTGTCTAAGGCGATTTCAGTAGACATGGTAGCTTGTACTTTTGCCATATATTAATTTCCTCCTTTCCTTAGAAAATTAGAGTAAAGACGTTGGGTCAACCACCCTGTCCTCTTCCTCTTTAGCGTTTAGAATTTTCATCAATTCATAGTAATCAGTGTCATAGTATTGATCTAGTGTCCACCCAAAATTTTCAATTGATTTTTTAGCTACTAGCTTTAGATTCTCTATGCCGTTTTCCAAATCGAAAATCTGTTCGCCTTTGGATTTTATTCTTTTGGGTCAGCTTCACCAGATGTGTTCTCAAGCTGTTCATCTGTCAATCCGTACATGTACCCAACCAATTTTTCGGCAATTTCTTGCGTGCGTTCATTGTCTAAATCAAGCAACTTATCATAAGCTTCATCATCCAATTTTAGGATGGCACGGATAAAGCCAAGCATTTCTTTAAGGATTGAGTAACTACCTTGAGCCTGCTCTTGTGTGTCGCCATCTTCAATTGTGTCACTGATTTTAAGTACTGCTAACTGATACTCATGCATACGCAATACATTGCGGTTGCTTGTAGTTACTGTGAATGGTTTTTTACTGATTTCTGGGATTTTAATAGTTCTGATTTCCATTGTGGTCTTTACTCCTTTTTTAAAAAAAATAGAGGCCAGGCCATAAGCCTGACCTCTTTGCGAATTATGATGTGTCTTAAACTGCTGTAGAAGTAACTAGTGTGTAACCACCGAAAACTTCTTTATGCATATTGGCACTATCGAAGCCAGATGCAGCTGAATAGTATTTCTTGATTGGCTCGTTGCCAAAAGCAATCGCTGACAATGCGTTATATGTCAAGTGGTCGTCTTGACGGGTTTGAGCTGTGTCTGTATCTGTACCTACGTTCTGTGCTGACTCTTGGAAGATCCCATTAGCAAACCCAAAGAACACCGAGTTCTTGCGGTCAAGCGTTTGTGACTCAATCAATACTGCAACGTGTGGTTTTTCACCTTGGTACACATATCCACCTTTTTTATCCGATTTGAATCCAAGGATTTTTTGTTTGATATCAAAATCAAGGTTGTTAAATTCAAAAGCCACCGTTGGTGAACCAGGGCCAATCATAACATCCTGTACTGTGTTATTCCCAGGCACTTTAGTAGCTTGTCCTTCCAAGTTTGAGATGTTAGCGGTACGAGTACCAAGCATTTTAGAATCGATTTCGATTACACCGTCAGTTGAAAGGCCTTCTTCACCTTTAATAATTTGTTGAGTTTTTGGGTCAACCAAAGCAAGTTTCACCAATTTCAAACCTACAATTGCCATATATATTTTCTCCTTTTTGTTAAATTAATTTATCGAAAGCAACAAAAAAGACCGCTGTAATTTGCAATGTATCAGGGTCTATACTGTGTTCTCTCATATCTGTAATCGAGTAGTGCTCAGATTTTAGGAATTTTAGCAATTCCATTTCAAAGGCTTCAATGTCAAAATCAATATCAGCCTTATAGAAAATCTGAACTTCTACTCTATCCGTTTTACTGAAAAAGGTATTGTTCCCACTCAAGTCAAGTGAGGGATTGCTTTCAGTGAGCAAAACGATTGTCTTATCGGTATTTTCTTCGAGTTCTTTAGGTAAGTTGTTTGCATATACTTCGCTTATTTCACCAAATCCTTTACCCTCAATTAACTCTTTTAATTTTACGGTTGCTAACACTTAATCACTCCCCTCCCTTCTTGCGGATAAGTTTCTCATATTCCTCTTTTTCTGCCAATAGCACCTTGTCTCGAACGGCGCTATCGTTTTGGACGTTTGTCACAAAATGGTCAGCACGATATTTTTTCGTGCCGTCATTCAAACGTCTAGCATTTTGGGCGTGGTAGTTGTTTTTCCATCCCACGGTTGCCACACCATTTTTTCTACCATCCACGTTCGTGGATTGGACAGCTAAGCCGTCAGCCATGTGCCCATACTTCAAGTCTTTCTTCTTTGAGTAGTGTTTCTCACGAGTGACTTCTGCTAACTCCTTTTTAAACACCTTCGCTCCAGCAGTTGTGATTTTGGCTTGTTCTGCTGGCGTTAAATCACCAATACTAGCTACCGTTTTAAGCCAACCCTCTAACGCTTCATCAAGACCTGTCATAAGCCATCACCCAACTTTCTTACGCTTTTTCAAAGTAAGAAAGTCGTAGTGGTTAAAACCAAAGTTTTCGTCTGGACTGATACGCACGATGTCATATTGAGTTCCGTTTAAAGTGACAACTTGACCTTCTAATACTTTTGAATTGTGGCGAATAACAATCACTCGTGTATCATTTTCACCATTTTGAATAGCTAAATACTCTTGATTGAGCGTGCGAGTGTGGGGTTTATAGTGCAGCGTAAACTGTTTCACGAATTTTGGCACGCTCACACCCGTAAACTTGTTAGGGGAGCTTTGGTATGTACCAAAATCAGCTTTAAAGCGAAAGTCTGAGGGTAAATATCTAACTCTAGCCATTAGCCACTACCTCGCTATACGTTGCATATAAGCCCCTTAACTGCCCGATTATGCTATTTAAAGTTAGGTTAATCGGATAAGTCACCGTGTCTGTTAGAGCAACTCTATAAGTGAAATATGAGCTTGTGAGGGCTATTACCGCTGTGTCAAACAGAGGTTGTACATTTTCAAGGTCGTAGAATTTTGAATCACTACCAACTGCATTGATAATGTATTGCTTAGCAGATTCAATGTAAGCTGGGATGAGTGCCGTGTCGTCTGTCTCATCCAGATTCAGAGTCTGCATGATGGATGTCTTAGATACACTCATAGCTTACCTCCTAATTAGACTGCTGTTGAACCAAGGTTGCCTTTTTGGTCAGCGATCGCTTTGAAGGATGCTGGCACAAATGATTCTGTATCAGTTGCTACAACATCAAAACGGTCAATCACACGAATTTTTGTAGTGTCAGTTTCAAACGCACCACCACCGATATTGGTAGATAGCAATGACATTTGTTGACGGTCAAACAAAGTAACGGCTTGTTTCAAATCACCAAAATACAATGGCATTGCTCCACTTGATGCATTAGCAAGCCAACGGTCAGCGACTTCTTTGACTGCGAAGCCATCGATTGAATAGCCTGTAGGTGATTTTACGTCACGTTCCATTAGATAATCACCAAATGCATTCTTTACTTTCTTAAGTGCAGTAAATCCAGACGTATTAGTCAAGAAGAATGATGTTTGCTTAATAGCTGGGTCAACTTTAGCTTGAAGGTCAATGATGTCATCCCATTTTGTCAATGTTGGTTTTGTTGGAAGCGTAGCGATAGCTTCCAAGATAGCTTTGTTACGAGTTACAACAACTTTTTTGGCAATCCAACCAGAAAGCCAAGCAAGGATATTTTCAGCAGAATCAGCAAGCAAGCTGTTTGTTACTGTAGAGATACCAGCGTAGCGTTTGATAGCATAGCGGATAGGATAGAGTTTTGGATCATCGTTAGTTCCGATTGAACCAGCTTCGTCATCAAGTTTAGCAAGACCTGTGATGTCAGCCCATTTTTCATATACACGTGAACCTGTAAGAGTAGTTACATTTTCGACATTAACATACTCTTGCAATGAATCGTATTGACGAACCAATGTATGAATAGCTGTTTGAATATCTTGAGGAATAGTCAAGCCAGCATCTGAACCAGAAGCGTCTGTTTTAGAGTCAAGCAAGTTTTGGTAGCGACCACGGACTAGGTTTTTGAAGTCTTTAACAAAACCAGCTTTAACCTCTTCTTCACTTTTAGTCAATGGTTTCTTCTCTTCTTCAGACATATTAACCACTTCATTAGCACGAGCTTCTGTATATTGTTCTTTAAACATATCACGTTTCATTTTGGCAGTGTCACGCTCGTTTTTGATAGCTTGCAATTCTTCAGCAGTAACTGAATCGTCAAGCATAGCTACGTTAAGTTTCTCATTCAAGTTTTCGACCTTGTCGCCTTGAGCAACCCAAAGGTCATGTAATTCGTTTGATGTTTTCATTAATTATTTTTCCTTTCATTTTTCAAGTAAAATTGCCAATTTCTGCTCTCGCAGTGAATTGGTTTTAGGTGTAGCAATCATATTCTTGAATTTTGTGATTGCCGATTTGTTTGGTAGTTGATGTACTGCATTTGTAACCATGACTTCTTCTTCGGTATCAGAAAACATGATTTCGTCCGCAAAGCCTTTGTCAACCGCAGTTTTAGCATTAAGCCATGTCTCTTTAGCCATGAGATCAAGTAATTCTGTCTGTTTAAGACCGGTCTTCATTTCATAAGCTAAAGCAATGGATTCATCAATGCTGCTTAAAACTGCTGATTGATGCTCTAGGTCATCGCTATTACCACGAATGCCAGTAGAAGCCTTATGTATCATAATCTGTGCTGTCGGACTGATACGAACAGTATCGCCAGCCATAGAAATGACACTAGCTGCACTTGCAGCAAGCCCTTGCACGTTGACCACAATTCGCTTGCCACTTGCTTTAAGCATTGTATAGATTTCACTTGCAGCGAACACATCACCACCATTAGAAGCAATATTCAAAGTGATTTCTTCATCTTTATCATTTTCAATAGCCTCTTGAACCATTTTTGGATAAGTGCATTTCATTCCAAAGAAATCATAAAACGCAACTAAATCATCACTTGCAATATCGCCTTTAATGTCAATCTTGCCCATCTTCCTCACCTCCTTTCAATGTGGAGTTAGGGTTTTCCCCATTTGGCAACTCTTTAGGTAAAATTTCAGCTTGTTGCAAAATGTACAAGCCTTGATTTTGTGCGAGCGTGCCAGTCTTAACCAAGCTATTGATACGACTGATATAATTAGAACCAGTAGGGTCTACTGCTGGGAAAATATCAGCATCCACATCGCAGGATAGTTTTTGAGATAATTCACTAAGAAACGGTCTTAGATAGCGTGAGACTGCTTTAGAGTACAAGTCAGAGCTCATTTCAAGTGAAGATTGTTGGTCTCCTTGACCACCGACTACGTTATCAGGGATGCCGTATACCTTGGCAAATTGACCAGTCGTCCAATCTGCTTGCTTAAGTAGTTGAGACACGTTCGACTTGATTTCAAGAGGTGTAAAGTCCTCTAAATCGTCCAGTACCAACGGACCGCCCTGCATCTGTTTCATCGCTTGGCGTGAACGTGAGAGTTTGGTTTTGAAATCAAGCAAACCACCGCCCTTAATCTTAAGGATTCCGTTGGCATTTAAGGCATTTTTAAGTGAGTTAATCGTTAGATTGCCACTAGCTTTTTGAATATCTAATTCTCTACTAAGAGCCATCAAAGGACTGACACTTGTCATCCCACCGTCAACAGAAAGCAGTCTAAAGTGTAGGACATCATTTTGTGGTACATGCTGTTTCGGTGGAATGCGTGGGTCGTCAAAAGTAATGTTATAGTAAATTCCATCTTTATTATCCAAGCGATTGAATGATACTTGAGACGGTCGCAAATATTCCCACTTCATATCACGCCCGTTTTCATTTCGCCATCGATAAGCAAAGGCTTCCCCACCCAAAAGCATTTGAGCAAAGATAGACTGGTAGAAATTGAATCGGTTAGCATTGTTTGAAGGATTGTCTACTATGCCTTGTAGCTTTTTTCGGCTAGTTATCAGTTTAACTGTTGCAAGGTCGTTAGATAATTGATTGATAATAGAGAATAAGTCTGAGTTTCTGAGAGCAGTTTCAGCTGATACCCACTCATTACCTTTCAAAGAAGCTAAAAAATCTGAGTCTACAACATCAAAAAAGCCCCCTTGATTATCTGGTGGGCTTTCTGTTGCTAAATTAAATATTGGCATTTGTTATCACCTCCTTTCTAGCCTTTTTTTGCGGCTAGCTCACTAATTAAGCCTGCTAGTACAAAAGTGATTGTCATGCTGACTCCAAACCAAATATAACCAATATGGTAAGTCGTTATATTTAGTGAAATCGCAGCTAAGATGAACATTAAAATGTCAAAAACAGCCCAAATTGCCTTAAAAAACTTCAAAATCATATATTAATACTCCTCTAATAGCCCACTTTCTGGGTTTTTTAACCATTCTAAAACTGCTTCTTGACTCATGTGTTCGACTTTCCACGTTGGATTGTTAGTGATGGCATAATCTTCAAAAGCATACATAGCATCATAGAAAGCATCTATAAGGGCATCTACAACGTCAATCTTATAAGTTGACTTCATTTTGTCTACTTGGATACCGATGTTATCCTCTTTAATCACAGCATTTATCAAGGCTTTTCGCATTATTTCATCATCTAGTCGAGTGATATTTCCTTCGATAAATAGCGTTTGAAGGAATTTTGTAGGGTCTTTCAATTCGCTTGTACGCTGCCTAATTGGCATAAGTGGAAAGCTCGTGTTAGACTCCAAGGCCTTGATAATCTTAGACACACCCATAGCGTCGTAACCAAAAAAGACAACGTCAAGTGCGTTGTCTTCGACATAATCACAAAACCAGCGATAAACCTCCTCTGGATTGATAAGTCCTTGTGGATGGCTTGTGATGGTACAGTAGCCTTTTTCTTCTAAATCTCGATAATTGACACCATCTTGTTCCATCTTAGCCTCAAGCGAACCTGCTTGTTGCCAAGGAATAAAGCTATGCTGTTCTACATGCCATTTTTGACTGCCGTCTTCACCCAAATACGGGTAAACAAAACCGATTGCCGTGTTATCACTAAACATTGAAGCATCAAGACCAACATAGACACGTTTACCACGTATATCAAACTCAGGAATAACCGCATTTTCAATATCAGTTAAATCAAGAAAGCTATTGCTATCAGCAAGTAACCAACAGTTCATGTTTTTAACTTGGAAGTCGGCAAGTTTTCCCATGAGTAGTTTCTTATCACGTTCGGAAAGAAGCCCTTTCATTAATCCTTCTTTTAGTTCTGGATGATTAAGCAACGGGTTACTCTTTGCCCACGTTTCTGGTTTAAACACTTCTTCTAAGTTATCTTGAGACCAAATCAAACAAAGCTGGTCATCACCAGAACGGTCAAAATCACGTTCCATGATTTCAATCAGTTTCTTTTGTTCTTGATGAAATGGAACATCTGGTGTTTGGTAAGAAGTTGATATCTCAATAAAGCGTGAGCCTTCTGTGTTAACTTGCCCAGATGTTATTTTAGAGATACCTTCATCTGTTCTAAGCTCACCCACCTCATCAGCTACAGCCAACTTAAAATGCTTACTATCAAATTTACCAGATTCGAAAGAAATAGTATTGATAGTATTAGCATCCAAAAGAGATTTTATTTCTCTTGAATATAATTGAAGTTGCGTTTCCTCTGCTAACGACTTAAACGGTTCGTTCTCTATGATTCTAGCCATCATTGACTTGACATAAGTAAACAGTTTCATTGTTTGGTCGAAGGTCAGCGAACTAACAAGAAAATCTTGGTTACTTTGCCCAATAATTTCAATCAAATAAGAGAAATTAAGACAGATACCAGCTATCATCGTCTTTCCTTGCGAACGAGCAATAGAAATAATGATATTTGAAAACCTGGGGACATTATCCAAATCAAACCATGCAAAAATTTGACTAAAAATAAATAGCTGCCAGTCCATAGGTTCTAACTTTTGACTTAAATCGTCAACGTTTGGTACTAATGATAGGAATTTTAAGAAACGGTTAAATGCTTCAATTGAATAGACATAAGGAAAGTCTTTATTTCCTTGTCTTTGCAAATCTCGAAGGTGACGGAAACATGCTAATCGAATGTTATAACCAGCTACAATCTTACCGTCCAGAACATCAAAACAATATCGTGTTCCAGCGTCTTTGTATTTCTTACGGATAAAAGAAAAATCAATACTTTGATAAGAACCAATTACATCTTTTGTTTTGGTTAAATCAATCTTTTCCACGTTTCACCTCCTTTATTTAAAGAATGCTGCCATTTTATCTTTCATTGAAGGATTATCCGCTTGACTTCCTGCTATTTCAGCTAATTCAGCCCTTCCTTTAGGAGTCAAACCTAACTGAATACCTATCTTGTTAAGCGTTTCAGTAGCATCTTTCATAGTTGCCACTGCTGGATTCTTTTTAAAGCCCATTGATTGTTCACCAAGAATTTCACCAGAGCCTTGGGCTTGAATCGGCTTTTTAATTTCCTGCTGAATCCCATTTTCCTTAATATCTTCATACGCTGATTTGTAAAGTTCATAGTTAGTACAGTATGTTTCAACTAGGAATGTATCAATTCGTTCGACCTTTTCAGTAGTTTCTAAAAACGGAACGATTTTGCGCCAAGTTTCCCTCGCTACTGTCCCCAGATAGTTCGGAGGGTCGCTGGGTAATCGCCCGTTGTTCTGCTGATAATACGGATTCTTAACCACTCATCATTACTCCTCTCCGTTTGGTATAGACACCACTTAAAAATTCTCAAAAATTGCGCGTGATGTAAGAAGACACCTTGTGGCGGCTCTCCTAGGCTCGATATAGGGGGCGGGGGTCGTTTTAAATAGTGTCAAGGGTATTTATACCACCCATGCAATAAAATCGTTCTACGGGCGTTTTATAGGGGTTTAACGACGTCCGCCTTTTTACGGGCTATTAAACCCGCCCACGCTGCCACAGAAAGCCGTAGGTCAGTGTTCTGTTTGGTTCTATTTTGACCAGTACCATAGATCTCTTGCTCTAGAGTCCTCTTCGTGTTGTCACAACTTCTACAAGTCGCCACGATGTTAGATACGTCAGTTTTAAGTTCAGGTGCAATCTCAACTGGTGTCACGTGGTCACCTATCCTTGCATCTGGTGTGACTACATCTAACGCTAAGCAGTACTGACACAGATAGTTGTCACGTTCCAAAGCTACCTTCCGAATAGAAGACCAAACCCTTGAACGATAGAACGCATAGCGTTCCTTGCTCTCATCATCTCGGTTCCTCACTCGTGTGTTGTATCTAGTGCGTGAGTATCTCTGTCTCTCTTGTGTGTATGCTGCTTCCATGTCCTTGTGTGTAGTACAGTAGTGTGCTGGTCTCTCTACTAAGGCACGGCATCCCTCTGCCTTACATCGTCTGACCATCGGCATTGGCGTGCCTCCTTTCAGATAAAATAAAAAAAGAACACTTCTGTGTCCTTCTGATTCGATAATACTATATTACCATGACAGAATTATAGTGATGTATTAATTGCTATATATCACTATAGATTAATCTAGATATTTCTCAGCTTGTCTTAATTTAACATAGTATGTAGCTTTACTAATACCCATCTTGTCGCATATCTGCCAGATACTAAGTTGGTCAATGTATACCATTTGAAGCAAAGACCTAGCATCTATGTCCTCAATATTTGCTATCTGTCTACGAAACTCTAGCTTCTGTTTGATAGCTTCTGCTGTGAAACGCTCTACTTCTTCTCTAGCTGTTATAAGCTCCACATAAATATCATCTTTGCCCTTACGCTTGCCACCCTGAACCATATCAGTATGCATTGAACCAGATGTCACCTTAAGTGCTTGTGATTCCAATCTCTTAATTTGCTCTATCTGACTCTCAATATATCTATCAAGCGCCTTAATTTGTTGTATCCGTTCAACTGTTCTCATAAATTTTATTTTCCTTTATGGTATAATAATATTGTCAGATTATTTAAACAGTTCTCGGCAAGTTTTGCCTTGGGCTTTTTTTATTTACCACCACCTTTATTTTAAATTCCAGTCTTGCTACCAGCAATGCAAGGCTGGACCAAAAAGTATGTATGGATTCCTCGTTTCTATAAATTATTTACTGGGTTTGGTGTCAAGGTCTGTCAGCTTGACGTTGTGTCGAAAAAGTTCCTAGTCAAGACAGACTAACAGCGAGCGAGGGAGTCGAACCCTCGAACGCTACAAGAATTAAGATGTTGAATATACCGAAATAGATGGTTTTACGCTGTTATCACATCCTTTACTTAAGATTTCAAAGCTACCAGTCTCACTTTGATTATGTTTTGATTGAAAGAAAATAGGCTTCCTCCTAAATTTAAATTGACTGGAATTAACAACTCATAGTGGATTCGAACCACTATAAGCCCATTGAAATCGCTTTGAATAGCGTCCGTTTAACACTTTCCTTATTAAGCCCTATATCACCTTTAGTGCGATATTCTAAATAAATTCGATCAACTTCACTATCTAGGCTTTCCGGCCATTCATACTTATTAAATACATATTTAGCTATTTTGCCAAATAGCTCTCTAGATAGAAGACCTTCAAGTTGGATTACCTTGCGAGGTGTCACTATCCCCATCTCTGTATAGAGTGTATTTATCGCTGTCCGTATGCTATTGGCTTTTTGATATTTGCACCCTTTAACATCCATGATGTAAGCGGTGAAGCTGTTTGGGTATTTAGCTTTTAATGATTTGATTTCCTCGCAATACTGTTTAAAGAGTTCCTCAGGCAGTCCAGCATTTCTCTTGTCGGTATCTGGCCGACACTTTACGGAGCTACTAAAACAGTGTTTTGACAGATAGTTCTCTAAGTCGTTTGCGAGTCCGTCCGTGATATACTCACGCATATCGTCTAATGTCGCGGGTGATAACTTAGAACGCTCTTTAATCACATTGTCAAACCTTTGACAATATTTTCTTGCTTGCAAGCGATCGCACTGTTTTGTTTGCATCACGTACTTTGTTAATGTTCTACGATATTGATATTTTAACGTGTCAAACTCTAGCGTTAGCCTTTGATGTAATTCTTTAGTCAGTCCTGCGTACTCAAAACGCTTCATTGCCCTATTCCTTTCAAATAGCTTGGAATATCATCACCAACATTAATGCTATAATATTGTTCCTTTGTCACTAGAAACTTACCATACGCACCACAATCAAGTGTATATAGTTTTCCAACCATAGATTTTCCAGTTACCTTTCCGTGTAAAATCACGGAATTATCTGCTTTATAGATAACAACGGTATGGTCAGGTCTGTTGAAAGTAGTTATATTAATTGCTAGTGAGACCAGTAGTATAATATTTGCTATCGTTAGCTGATTTTCTAATTTTAACGAAGTTGTCATCAATCATTATTCCTTTTCTGTCCTTAATGTTGTTATAAGCGATTTTAAGGCACTCCTCAACGTCATAATCTAGTTGTAAGCATAAAACCACTAGGGTTACGATAGAATCGCCTATAGCGTCTTTTAGAGCCATTTCTGGATTTTCGAAGTCAGACGGTCTCAGAAATACATCTCTAATCTCTCCAACCTCTTCAGTAACCTTCATCCACTCGATTTTAGGATTTCCTTTATCTAATCCATGGCTGATAGCCCACTCGTTGATTTTAGTGATTAATTCCGAAAATGTGTTATTGATGTCATAATCTAGCAAGTAAGAAATCGACACTTCGAAGCAATCAGCTAACTCTTGGAGCTTATCTGCGCTACTAAAACCGTATTTTTCCCAATGGATAATTGTTCTCTTTGTGACACCAATCAAATCAGCTAGCTCCGCTTGCGTCAATTTCCGTGATTTCCTTAACTGTTTAATTCTGTTCACCTATTCAACCTCCTTAACTTCAATACCTTCACAGTCGAATACCCAGCCAAAACCACCCTCTTCTAGCTCTTTGTGAGTATGAATTGTTCTAAAACGGTCTGTATTGTCGCGGCTGTAAAACACCCAAGTTTCTCTGAATTTATCATAATTCAAATAAGTTTCTTCATCATCTAAGTTTCGGATTCTCACTGTATATCGTTTTTCTTTCTTGACCTCATACCCAAACTGGTGCATGTTGACGAGAATTTGGATAGCATTTTTGGTGTTGTAATACCAACATGCAAAATCATAATCTATTGGATTTTCATTAAAATAATAAGCATTCAAATGTTCGAAGAAATCCCGAACAACACGATGTAAGTTTAAGTAAAATTCATCCTTATGTTCCTCATACCAATCCGCAACGTACTGCGGTACTACCGGTTTAGTAATGATTGAATCATATAAGTCCTCAGCGTGTTCTATTGATATGTATCCTTCTTTTGCAATCTTCTTTACCGCTTCATCTCTATTCATTTAATTTTTCCTTAATCTATATTTTTAAGTTTTACTGGAACCCACATTTTAGGATTGTAATTTATTTCATATTTGTATTTTGAAACATTCGGTGCATCCACATCTTCAACTACATAAGAGACATTATCTGACAAACCGATAATATGTTTTTGGTATTTATCCTTACCATTTTCTACAACAATTTCAAGTTGTTTATCATCAGTATCAGCATTGATTGACATCCTACCACTCATTTAAAAACTCGTATATTGTCATTTGTTCTCTTTTCTCAAAACAAACTGGTTTGAAATGTGCTTAACATTTCTGATTGTGCCTTTTTATAAAATTCTTTCTTGATTTCAAAACCATAAGCATTCCGATTCATTTCAACAGCGGCTCTAATAGTGGAACCACTTCCTGCTACTGGATCAATAACAACATCTTCTGGGTCAGTGAAGAGTTCAATTAATCTTTTCAATACTGGAATCGGTTTCTGTGTTGGATGAATTGTAGGATAAGAACTATCCTTTTCCCAAGGCATATGATTTAAAACCATTGCGCCATTATTATTAAATTTAGGTAATTTATCACGATATAATACAGTGGCTTCTTCGGTGGCTCCTACGATTTTCATATTTGCTTTTAGTACTTGTGGACTTGTTTTTTTTGTAAAATACAAAGGATATGCATTATTAAACCCATGCTTTTTACCACACTGAATAACCATTTCCCTTTGTTGCCAAGAATGAAAGACTATCATTGCAGGTGCTTGTCCTTTTTCTTTCGGCTCTTTTTTAAGAAGTCTTGCGCAAAAATCAAAGAAGTTATTAATTTTAAAATCGTTATCGGTTTCAAAGAATGACTTACCAGCTAGTTTCGACTCTCCATTTTCATTGCTACCATCTTTATACCACCGTGGATCACTTGCGTAAGCGTTGCTTCCTAAGTTATATGGAATGTCTGCAATTATTAATTGCGCTCTTGGAATTTGATAACGCTTTGCATTTTCGAAGTGGTCATTAAATAATTCATATCTAGCCATCTATTCCATCCCAACCATTTCCACTTTATATAATCTCGAATTGCGATATTTAACACCTCTCAAATGATGCACTCTATTGATTGCTTCATCTTTATTATCAAAAATTTCCACTTCATCTTGCATATTGTCGTAATAGACGATAATTTTATATTTCATAACTCTACTAATCTCCTTGCGTTTTCGCTAGTTCTACCATATCCTTTAGTAATTCCTCATCTGGTAACTGTTCAAGAGTTAATATTCGTTTTAGTTTCTTGGTATTAATTCCTAACTTATCGCTGATAAATTCCATATCCTTGTGGTTTTCCCAAAACCACTCAGCAAACTCTTGTGTCTCCTCTAGCACGCTAGTATGGTCGTAATGGCCTGGTGCATAGATGCCAACCAACTTGTCTTTAACTTTGCTTTTCATTCCAGCTCCTTGATTTCAAATTCAATACGTGGATTTTCACTATATCGTTTCTGTGCGCTCAATTTGCAAACAATACTGTCATCCGTCCATACGATACCCTTCTTGTCAACCTTGTTATATCCAGCGGTTGAGATGCTATCGAACAGCGCTTTGATTAGGTTGTCAATATCGGGTTTTCTGGAATGCCAAAGTCTTTCAGCCATGAATTTTTTGAATGCGTCCCACGTTTTAGCTCTAGCTTTTGGCGTGGGCTTTTTTGATACGCTCAAAGGAGCTTTCATGTAGAAGGTGACATCTACTGAAATTGGTCCATAGAAGAATTGTCCGTCATATTCTTGCTCAATGAGTCGCGAACATTCACGTCTCCACGCCTTCATCTTTGGATCTTCATAAGTACCAAACTTACTAAATCGAGGCCTAGTTTGAGGTTTGGGCTCGATGTTTAAAGTTATTTTCATGCTTCACCTCAGAATGGCAAATCATCACTACTAATATCCAAAGGTTGTTTATTGCTGTATTCGGTATTTTTTCTTGCAAAGTTTGGTACTTGCTGTTGGCTATAACTGTTGTTAGCATTACCCCCCTCACGCGCTGCACGGCTTTCTAGCATTTGGAAATTCTCAGCGACTACCTCTGTCACATACACTCGTTGACCCTGTTGGTTTTCATAGCTACGAGTCTGAATACGTCCAGTGATTCCAATTAATGCGCCTTTTTTAGCCCAATTAGCCAAATTTTCAGCTTGCTGGCGCCAGATAACGCAATTGATAAAGTCTGCTTCACGCTCACCATTAGCATCCTTAAAGTTACGGTTAACCGCAAGGCTGAAAGATGCTACTGCGATGTTGCTACCTGTGTATTTAAACTCTGGGTCTTTAGTTAATCTTCCAACTAAAACTGTATTGTTAATCATGTTTTTTCTCCTCTTAAAAATTATAAAATTTCATAGTTTATAAAGTTATCTTCCAGCAATTTAGCAAATTGATGCCATTGCTTTTCACCCCTGCAAAAAGTTAGTGATAAGTTAACCTTGTAAGGCTCGCTAAGTTTCACAGATTCTTCTTCGACTGGTTTGATGTCTTCGATAACTTCACCAGTTTCGGCATTGACTGCCTTAATATCCTCGCTAGCCGATTGTTTAGCTAGTGCTTCAATTTCTGCCAAGTGTTCGGCCTCTGCTTGTTTTTTAGCCTCTGCTTGTCGCTTGACCTCGATAGCTGTATCGCGGTCTTTTTTCATCTGTCTCAAAACTTCAACAAACGGTGTACCATTTTGCAACTCTCTGACATACGGGGCAGCTGGTAGCTCATACTCATGAGTATGTTCCTTAATCATGTCGATATTTGCCTTGTATTCCTCAAGTCGGTCATACTCGGCCAAAATAAGGGTATCAATCTTTTCCACTGTTTCCTTTTTAAGTTCAATCTTGTTAGTTCTGAAACAGCCTTTCAAAGAGAAGTCATTATACTTTTCTTTAAACGTATCCTTATCAAGCCCAGCAAGTTCGCACTTTTCTTCAAAAACGTATCTAACATGGTCAACTCTGAGCATTTTTTGATGCTCTTCAATCTCATCCCGCTTTTCTCTCAAAGTGTTGAGAAGTCCCTTTAATGGTGTGTATGATTTCTTCAAATTCGCCTCAAATTCAACAAGCGGATTCTTATATACTTTTGAGATATCTTTGCGTTTTCTTTCTAAATTGTCGTAAAGAGATTTGTAGCGCGTGATTTCTTTCTTGATCTCGTTATATTCCAAGCCATCGAGCTGCTCATTAGATAGCTCACTGACTGCCTTTTGTATAGCTTTATCAAACGCTTCAAAATCAAATCTAATTGTTCCTGGCGTGTATTTTGGCTCTATAGTTTTAAGAAAATTATTGGTAATGTCTTTCATATTTAACCCTTCCGTTGTTTTATTTTATCTTGAATGTCGTTCGCTAAAATATCGAACCCAGTCGTCAACAATTCGCTAAAATTGTTTAGCTTATACTTTCCCAAATAGTAACGGGCCACGGTTTCAACCGGTTGACCTGTTACCTTCGCTAACTCATCAATTAGTTGATTAATCTGATTGTGCTGTTGCTGGTTGATATAATTAGCTTGTTGATGGCTTTGCATTTGATTGTGATTCTGGTTTGGTCTCATACTCTGTTCTGCCACTTCGAAGTGGTCAACATCTTCCTCTCCGATTGCAAATAATGCTTGCAAGGCATACTTTCCAGCATAAGATTGTACAGCTCCTACCCACTGAGGCTCATTCATTTGCTTTAACTCTCCGTTGCGCGTTTTCAAAATTGGCACTGGAGACAACTCTGCAAACGCTTGTGCTTGCACTTTTTCATCTTTGTTAGATGCTGTTGCAATCGCCTTGATGAAAGTCTTTCCAGAAAATTCAACAAGTTCATAATTTACTACTACGTTCCAGTTCGATTTCAAATTTTTAAAGACGTTATAAATGTCTTCTACGTGCCTAGAAGCGTATTTGGCAGTTCCTTCTTTCTTTTTTTCAAGCTGAATTTTCTGTTGCAACTCAGTAAACGTCATTTCTTCCATGTTATCTCTCTTTCATATGTTCTTATTTCTAAAATTAAGGGGGTATCGTGCGTTTTTAATGGTGTTGTAGTCTATTTATACTACCTAGCAAAATACACGGCTTAAAATCGATTTTAGAAGGGTTTTCTAGTGTTGGCTAAAAATCTGCGTTGATTTCTTAGCAAAATACATATATTCGTTGATTTTACTGATGAATGAGTATAAATCTAATTCATCCATCATTTTCTGTTTGTGCCCTTCTGATACTACAAGGCCATGAATGCGCTCGTAGTCCTCAGAGAGCTTTAGTTTAACTTCAGTTTCTGTCATTTAAAGCATCATCCTTTTATCTTGTTGTGTTTTAAATTGATAAACGTGTTCATTAGTCGTTCCAAGTCCTGTCTTCTTAAAAATCCTTGAATAGACACGTTTACTGAGTCGCAACAGAAAATTCAACAAGTTCATAATTTACTACTACGTTCCAGTTCGATTTCAAATTTTTAAAGACGTTATAAATGTCTTCTACGTGCCTAGAAGCGTATTTGGCAGTTCCTTCTTTCTTTTTTTCAAGCTGAATTTTCTGTTGCAACTCAGTAAACGTCATTTCTTCCATGTTATCTCTCTTTCATATGTTCTTATTTCTAAAATTAAGGGGGTATCGTGCGTTTTTAATGGTGTTGTAGTCTATTTATACTACCTAGCAAAATACACGGCTTAAAATCGATTTTAGAAGGGTTTTCTAGTGTTGGCTAAAAATCTGCGTTGATTTCTTAGCAAAATACATATATTCGTTGATTTTACTGATGAATGAGTATAAATCTAATTCATCCATCATTTTCTGTTTGTGCCCTTCTGATACTACAAGGCCATGAATGCGCTCGTAGTCCTCAAAGAGCTTTAGTTTAACTTCAGTTTCTGTCATTTAAAGCATCATCCTTTTATCTTGTTGTGTTTTAAATTGATAAACGTGTTCATTAGTCGTTCCAAGTCCTGTCTTCTTAAAAATCCTTGAATAGACACGTTTACCATATGTTCCCAAAATGTCCTGTGGACTTAGGTTGGTAGTGATTATTGTCTTTGTACGTTTATTCAGTATGCTGTACAAGATACCGCTAGACCACTCTGTCACCTTCTCGGTTCCCAAATCATCGAGCACTAGCCATTCAGCTTCCGAAATCCGTCTGATATACTCAGCTTCAAGGTTGAAATCCTCTTTGATTTTGGCTAATAGGTCAACTACGTTGATGAATACACCCATCTTTTTCGTATGGTCAGACAAGGCTTTGAGCGCAGAATAAGCTAGATGGCTCTTGCCTACTCCAGTATTGCCGATAAGAACAATGTTGTAGTCCTGGCCATCGAGATAGCCTCTGAGTTGACTTCGAACATTCTTCAAGTCTTCTTTCTGATTTCTGGTTACTGCCTTGTAATTGTCGAAATTGGCATTTTTCAAGTCATCATCCATCAAGCTGAAATCTTTGAGAAAGTATAATCGTTTCTGCTCTTGCTCACGCTCATACTGTTCTTGAGCTTTGAAAGCATTCATCCGTTCTAACTCTTCACGATGACAACTCTCACATACAGTGTATGGCTTGCTGTTTGGTAGCTGAATAGTTACAAAATGTCGTTGGTGCTTGTCGCAGTATTTGTTGTCAGCGGTCATATACATCTGTCTCATTTGCTTAGCTGTCTTTTCTAAACTCATATAAAGAACCTCTTAGTATTTACTGCAAGCTGGTCCAAACTTGGGTTTGTCACTATTTGACTTGTTGGAAAAGTAATCTTTATCTGGCTTACTGTTGCTATGCTTACTTTGTTTTTCTTTTGCTTGTTCTAAAGTAGTTATTCCCTCATTCCGCCATGAAATAAATATTCTTTCAATATACGATGGGTAGTTAGCTTCGTTAGTCATAGCTAGTTTTAAAGCGTATTGGTAAAGCTCGTTTCCAAATTCATTAATATCTGCAAGGATGTCTTGTTGAATAAATGCATTTTTTCGTTGCTTCGGAAAAGCTTCAAAAAACATATCGTAAGATTTACGGATTTCATCAACTTCCTCTTGTTGTTGTTGATTACTTAGTATTGATATATTAGTATTGATATTATTAGTATTGATTCCCTGAACTTTTTTTAGTTCTTGAACTGAACTTTCTTTAGTTCCGTGCTCAAGAAAATTTAGTTCTTGAACTGAACTTTCTTTAGTTCCGTTGATATACAAGCGATTGGGTCTATTAACACCTTGTCTAACCTCTTTTAAAAGTCCAAATTTCGTTAATTCTTTTTTTGCTTTGATAATAGCTGGTTCAGAGCAGCTTAATTCTTCCATGAATTGCTTGTTTGTAAAATACATGTAAATCTGACCGTTATCGTCATACCATTTATTTTTAATTGATAACGTTCTGCGGTCGAACAGCAGCATATACATTAGCTTTGCTTTATCGCCCAAATTCTTATAAGGTTCTTCTTTTAAGAGCCATTGCGGAAATTGGTAGAAAGCATTGTTCTTTACTTCATTAATATGCATTAATCTTACCTCTCTCTTTCGTTAAAATAGTCGTGTCAGTCGTACGCTAGCCATTTACCCTCTCAAGTTGCTTTTTTTGTTTAAATGTTATAGTATAACATCATTAGATGTTTTATACGACACGGGTTTTTACCCGTGTTTTTTTAGCGCTTCAATCCGCAATTTCAAATTAACGTCTTTCCTAATCCGTGTGCCTTGTTGTATCGGTCACGGCTAGGCTCTGATGCATTGTTTTCAAAAGTCCATGTTGGCACTTCTAGAGTTTCTGTTTGCTTTCTTGACCAAATCCAGTTAAATAAGTTTTTCATTTTTTTCAAATTCCTTTCTTTCCTAGCAATTGCTTGTTAAGGTCTTGCGTTGCTTTGTAATCTTGCGGAATGACTTCCTTTTCGATTATCTTTTCAGTAGTTTTGGTTCGTTTGACACGTTCCAACTCGCCCTTGACTGCTTCGAGTGCTTGGTCTTTGAGTTTTAGGCGGCGTCTTACCTCTTGCAATTCTCTGACTGTTGGTGATTCTCCTTGTTCAATCTTTTCAATTTGCTCTTGCTTCTCTTCCTCTGGAAGTGTTGCGATTAAGTAGAGGGCTGATGTCCCTAAATCGTTCAACGTTGAGCGATTTGAAGAGAGTTGTTTCGCTATCGTCATCATCTTTCTAGCTTCACTGTGTGAAATTTTTATGTCATCTAGCCATTTTCCGAAATCTCCGTGAACGAGATTATTTTCTTTGACGTGTTGTAATCTTCTCCCAATTTCCCAAATTGATTGCCCAGCAATTTGCTTATGGTGTTTTATCTCTAACTCAATTTGAGAAAGATTATTTGATAATGCTATTTCGTTCATCTTGTTCCTTTCTAACTTGAATTTAATCCAAGTTTTGTTGTAATAAAAATCAAAAGCCATACAAATCAGACGAACGAATGTGGTATTTATTACAAATATTTGACATATTCTTAGGAGAAATAGAAAGTACATTCTTCTCCCATGCACTCACCGTTTGAGGTGTAGTACCAACGCTTTTAGCAAACTCCTCTTGTGTCAAATTGTGACGTGCTCGGAGTTCTTTGATTGTAATTTTTGGAACTACTTCTGTCATTTTGTTCCTCCTCTCTAACTAACTTACAAACATATTATAACTTAAATTAAATTCAATGTCAACAGTTTTCTTGATTTTTTTTAAAGTTTTTTTGATTTTATTATTAAGCAGCTTGAAAATTAGTAAAACATACTATATATAG